CAATCTAGGGTATCTTTGATTAGAATAAAGTACATTTAAATCTTTCAATTAAATAAAAAAGCCAATTCATCATCATTATCAATTTCAGCCGCAACCATCTCTCCAGAGATACGTTTTTTGCTCCTTTCAATTAGTGTTTGAACACATGGTTCTAAGATTCTGGTGATAAGATATTCTAGGACAACAGTGATTTTCTTGGCGATGTTATCATCAACAGTCATATTTAAGTTCATGTCCTCCATTACATTTCTTGTTGTTTTGTAAGATAGATAGTGTGGTACTTCATTTCCATTGATTTTTTCTTGGACGATTGGCTTTAAGGTGTCCAATAAAATAGAGTCAAAGGCATCAGATAAAGATACAATTGTAATATTGTTCCCGGCGTGTTGATCTATGATTTGGCTAACGACACAGTCCATAAAGTCGGTACATATTTCATAGGCCTCAAAGCTCATTTGAAATCCTGGTCTGATTGATTTAACCAACTTCCTGATGTCATTGTAATCGAAATAGTTGTAACGATCACGGTCTTGCCAGGGCTCCATGTTTTTAAAATAATTTTACAGGTTAGATATTGTAAATTTCATTTTTTATAGGAATCCCTAAATGCGAGGGGGCATATATGCTATAAAACAAAACAACGGTGCAACCAGGGATGACTGTCGAAGGGTATTACCCAACTCAGTCCACACTCATATTGTCAGGCCAATGTACTCGTGATAATGCCCCCTTTCAGGGGCGGACGCTGAGAGCACATTGTAGACGATAAGTTATAACTAAACCAACAGCCTAAATGTCGTTTTTATCAAATTTTTCTTTAGCCTTGCTGGCTGCAGAAAAATTGATCTTGCATGGCGGCTGCGCCTGCTTTTTATTGCGCTCCAAAGGAGCACAATAAAAATTGAAGCACATTTTCTAGCGGAAATATGCACTAACCTTTAATAACAAGGGGCTTAAGCCCCTTGCTATTAAAAATTGAAAAAAAAATTACATGGTAAATCCATTATGAGTCATAGCTTGAAATGTCTCTCTCTAAGGTCTCCCGCATGCCAACAACGAAGAATGTCATCGTGTTTGTCGTCAAGGATGCCAAGGTCATGATCCTGCAGGAGAAGCGCGGCACCTGGGGTCTTCCCGGTGGCCGTGTCGACACCCTGCCCACAGGTCAGTTAGAGCGCTCCTGGGATGCCATCCGGCGAGAGTTCCAGGAGGAGGTCGGCGCAGCCATGCCGATGCTGAGCTTTCCGGGCGAACGTGACTTTGGTCGCTTTGTTTGGGAGGATCAGCACGGCAAGACCGGCATTTATGTCGGCACCACCAAGGACGACTTGGAGGCGGTCGTGAGGAGGTTCAAGCCCAATCGGGAGATTCAGGCACTCCGCCTGGTCACCCGCGCCGAGCTCGTCCAAATCATGCCTCACGTTCGGAACTGCGCGCGGGGGAGCTTCACGGCTCTCCTGAACGAAGCATCCGTTCAGTCTTTCTTCTAGGTGTGGTCTCGTGCTTCCCGTTGTTTTATATGTAATATTTTTCTGTATGTATGGAATCGTTAGAATTACATCACGTGTTATTATTCGAAAGAGTATTCAAGTCGATATCCCTCTCGATAATTAAGTTTATCATATTTCCTGTAATTCGTTTCTTTGTGGTACCCATTAGACACTGATCAATAACTAATCTCATGCATTTAAGGAGAACACCCTCTACGATAGCCGTGAGAGTGGTCAGAATTGGGGTATCAATGTTAACATTTGCATTTGTTTCTGTGATGATATTAAGAGTATCGGAAATAGATAAGAATTGTGGCGCGATATTATTGTTAATTATGTTAATAATAAAGGGAAAGTTGTTGAATTTTTGCATTAAATATTCCTTTGTAATGTTGTTATGAAATGATGCCTTACGCAAGACTTCTTCCACTAAGTAACCAGAAAACTCCCATGCCTCCAATGATACTTGATAGTTGTAACCATTGATAGATCGCACCAGGTTTTTGACGTCTTTGATATTGTAAGCCATTTTTATATTTTCATTTATAAACTAATAATACGTTTGTTCAATTTTTTAAACGGTATAAAGAAAAATGGTGTTAGATAATTAGAAGAAAAAATGTCAAAAACAGTATTAGAATATAATGATATCTATAAACGTGTTCAATCTACTGGTGCTTTATTGCTTACGACATCAGCAGAGTTTGATAAAATACCAGGTTCAGCAACAAAGAAGAAAGTTAATATAAAACTATCTTGCGGTCATGATATTTTTGTTACTATGAATAGTTACCAAAGAAAACTTACTAATAAATGTAATGATTGTCTTGCTTTAGATTATAAAGACAAGAATAAGGACTTGATTTATGCTATTGAAGAAAACAACTTGTTTCAAATAATTAGTCAAAAAATTAATACTGAATTTGATATATTTAAATCCAATGAAGGATGTAGGTGTGATATGCTTGTAAAGCCAAAGAATGTTACAGATGATAAATGGCTGCCTATTTAACTGAAACATTGTAATGGACTCGGTGAACAATACACATTTGGACACATAAATAAATATAATGGTATGTTGTTAATATGTATGGAAATGAAAGATAATCATTTATGGACTTTTAATTATCTTCTTTAACAATAGGTTTAAGAAATTCTAAATATGACAAAAATGAGACAAACTTATTTTCTTTACTAAAGAATGTAACAGAAGCTTATAATAATGAGTCCTTTATTAAAGCTACAAAATGTTCACTACTTGTTCCAGTAACAAGTCAACAACAATTAGAACACAGTAATAGATTAAAACGCGAGCGATGTCTGCAACAAAAATATCATATAGAGTATCCCCACATAGATGGTAGTAAATGGGATGCAAAAATAAATAATAAAAAAATTCAAGATAAGGTCTTGCAAATGAAAACAAAAAACTTCAATGAATGTATCACAGTTGAATTACCATTTTAATGATATTGATATCTTTTGGTTTAATATCCCAAAATCAAACAAGTTTTTTGCTTTACCTGTATCTGTGTTACAAAAGTATGGATACTTTGATAAAGTTGGAAAAATGCGAAGTTCTATTACCATTAATATAAATCCCAATGTTGATAATCACTGTAAGAAAAGGAATCAAGAGTTTCATCAATATTGTTTTGATTACGACTGTTTTGATTATGAAAGGTTTAGTACATTGATTGAATAATATTTGTATTTAATTTATATATTTTAATATATAAATTGAATGAGCTGCATCGTACGCGATTCGAACGCGTGAACCACTAGGGAAGTGTTCTTAAGACACTTGGATTTGACCGCTTTCCTAACGATGCTTCTGAGCTTTTTAGTCGGCGCCAGGTGGACACCCAAAGGTATCCACACACATGAACTATTAGTTCAGATGACACATATGATGTCATCCTATCCAGGATTCGCCACGAGGAGGCTGTTCACTTGAATCCCATCTTCTGAGTAATATACTATATACCACTTAACTTTAAGCCGTTTTAATGTCCTTTAAGCCTTAATCTAAAGGCAACGATGATATTTACATTTATCAAACACTTATTTTTTGCTTCTTTTTGTTTTAGCGTATTCTTTCTTCATAAATTCAACGTCTTGAGTCATAGTTCTTTTATTCTTTTGATCGTGTGTATAGTTTCTGATTAAATTCAATCGACGTAAGACTTTTAAACTTCCATGTTTTTTGGATGCTTTACGTAATGATTGTTGACGGGTCGCTTTCTTACTGTGAACACGATATCCATACTCCGATAACTTAATCTTATCATCTATTGGAGGGAGTACCTTTCTTGGTTTACCTGGCATATATTATATATAAACATAAAAATTGATAAATTATAGATCATACCAGATAATATTATATAAAAATGCAAGACATACATCATACCGTCCGTGACTATATCAAAAGTAATATCCCCTCAAGCGATGCTTGCAATATTGATTATGACTCTTTCATAGTCTCTCTAAAAGAATTTTCCATTGATAAGACCATCGCAACAGAACTCGTTTGGGTCATATTGGGAACCGTCGAGTTCTTCCACGAAGATTACGATACCGTCGTTGAAAAATGTTCGGATGACTTGACCTTTAAACTATTACAGTTTTGTATCAATAACGGCGCAGATATGAACCACGTAATCCAAGAACAAAATGACATGAGCTGGTATTTTAAGTATCCTGATTATAACTCCATCCTCGATATTATGTACTTCATCGCAAAGATTCGAAGAAATCGTGACATATCAATCTTGATGATCGTCATGGCTCGTTGTATGGGTTACAGTGCCAATAAATGCACAATTACCAACTCCGATATGTTACATCTGATATTATCCAATATGACCAGACCTATAACAGAACATGAAATGTACACCATGTTCAAAATTAATGCCATCGAACGACTCATAACACAAAAACAAACTATGCCTTTATTAGATTTGCTGTTTAAATACACCAACAACATATCCTTACGAAGTTTTATCGATGCTGTTGAACATCGCGATAATGTTGCATGTCAGTATTACCTCAAGTATCGTGTAGATAATATTGATGTTATGTGGACATCTACAGATATAAAACTCACATCAAAAGGCATATCTTTACGTCTCGTCGAATCCCTTCCTAAAACAGAAATATCATCTTATCATTCCTTAGTAGGCAATACCCTCTTGCACTCTGCATGTAAGTGCGGACATGAACAAATCGTTAAAGTGCTCATCGCTAAAGGTATCGATGTTAATGCCGTCAATAGGTTCGGTGAGACGGGTTTATTCTGGGCTTGCAAGAACGGTAACCCATACATCGTTTCCCACATCTTGAGAAAAGGGGTAAATCAATCTTATGATACCCTCCTCGGATACGCCAAACGATTCAACCGTCCTACCGTCCGTAAAGTTATCCTCGAATATAAATACGGCAACATATGGTATAATAAGACCAAAGTTAAAGTGTTGAGTCTAATCGACCAATTTAAAGATGTCGATTTGGGAGTCATCCAAAAAATTGTGGCATTTACTTAGTATTTCTAATAAGTAAATGGTAAAATTGTAATAGGCAGCACGAGACTTGCACTCGTAATACAACTTCATAAGAGTTGCGTGATACTATTTCACCAACCGCCCGGAGAGGGATTTTCCCTCTAATAGTTTTGATGGGAATTTCTTCCCATGATAGTATATATATCAGTTATCTTTAAACCATTTTTATTAAAATATAACATCTTTAGGTTTCTCAATTTTGGTCTTATATTGGTCACTATTCAATCCACGAAGAACAACCTCTATTCGGCGTGCATCTTTATAGAGCGCATAGGGGAAGACCACTGGGAAGGTCACACCACTAGCGATGGCTATTCCAATGCGGTCTGTTACCAGGACTTTCTCTCGATCTTTAATAAATTGATACTTTATTAACCCCCTAATAGCACCAAAGATGATCAAGTTCTTGATGGTATCCATTATTATATGTTACGATTTTTTCTTTAATAAAACAAACTGATTGAGATTTCTGATAATGTCCCTTTCAGATTTCACCCTCAAGTAATTTATTATAAAACTTATAGATTCTTTATCTATATTGAGTAAAACATCCAATACATATCGTTTCCCTTCATAATGTTTTTCCCAAACAATGCTTATCAGTTCTGCATGTAGTTCTACTGGGACCTTTTCCAATAATAGCAGCATTTTGTGATGCATGATAAATGGACTCTCGTGAATGTTTGGGACTTTATATGTTACTATGCATTCATTTTCGCTCGCGGGACTAGCCTCAGTAATGAATGAAACCCGATTTAGATCCCCAACCTGCCACACATACATCCTGCTTGATTATTAAGTGTGTATTAACTTAAAATTATAAATTATCAACTTTTATATATTACCATGAACACACAACTTTTACCCGCCCCGCATCGGCCGCCCCTCATTCAGATCAAACACAAACGGTTCATGATGTTGAACTGCAAATACGTATATCCCCTGATATACACCAAGAACGAAAAACTCAATGTCGAGACCAGTAGTGACCTATCACGTGTCAATTTTCTAACTGCTCCTTACTATCATGATAATGACATATATAATGTCTATGTGTCCTACATGTCCGAAAAAAAGGCTAAAAACATGATACGCAACATTAAGGACTATTATGATCTTGATTGCGACGCCATTAAGATGTTACGCGAGGATATGGAGTATTATTCAGAGATCATGAACACGCCCCTGGTGGTTATTCGCAACCACAAACTCGACATTGACATATACGAATTATCGTATAAAGATAAAAAAAGATTGTAACTATTATATGAAGGGTGTATATGTTATAGATCTCGTTAATGCATGCTCTTTTGTTGTTTATGGCGCCTCCTATGAAGACGCTTGTAACATAGTCCAGTGTACCATAGAAAGTAAACTAGAAGGTTCATATCATTTTTATCCTTTATTGGAAGGGGAGCATCACTTGGATGCTGAACGGCGGGTATACATGAGCATGCGGGGCGTCATGCCGGGTGTTACCCTATTAACCACTAGAGAGACCATGGATGTTATCTCAAAGAGCACTTTTCCGCCGGGCATAAAGCGCATCATGTCGAGCGACTCCCATGTGACGTCGTCCCCAAAAAGCGATGCCCTCTTCAACTTATCGCTATAGTCTCGCCGTTCTTGACCCTGTCGTAGTATTCCCAGATGGTGTCCGAACAGTAGACACACTTTTTCCTCTTCTCCATCCACACTTGCATACACTCCTCGTGGACGTAGTTGGTGCACTTTGGACAAGACAACAATTCCAGATCACCATAAGCGTCGTAACAGATGGGACAGACGTCTTCCTCATCCTTTGCCTTCCTGTTGTCGTGAAAGGATGCTAAATTGAGCGTCTTCACCTCGCGACATATCAACTTATCCTTCCAAATGTCAGAGCCCTTGGATACCTTAGCGATCAAGTCATTGGTTTGTTTCTCCGTCAAGAACTTGGTCTCAAAAAAGTGCCGCGTCATCACCTTGGCAACTTGACAAACCAAAAAAGTAATGTGTTTGCATACAGTGCCCCTTTTGGACGAATTAAACTTGTGATCCGGACACGTGCAATAAAAAGACCCCTTCTCGGTGTTTGGTTTATAAAGCTTTATTTCGTACTGGTTTCTAGAGCCCTTCTTAAAATCATAGGTTCCCAAGACCGTAAATTTGCCCAATACATTCGGATTTTTCCTGTCCTGTATAGCTTCATAGTTGACCATATACAGCTTATCCTCTTCGTACCGTAGGGAAGACCGGTGCAAGATGTCCCTCTGATATTGATTCGTCAAGTGTTTCTCCAATTCCGTTATTGTTTTATAGTTGATATGGCGAGACGCTGATATATCATCCAACTTGTCACTTGCTAGTTGCAGTATCTGCTTTAGTTGTTCATTATGGATATTTAGAGCGACATCATCGTCTATGTCCTCTATACGAAGATCTCGCAAGGCGTGAATGAGAGCGTCCATTTTATTGTGTAATAAAATTAACTCCTAAATGTTCTCTTTTTGCAATTTTTCAAAAATTGATAAAATGTTTTAGTTGTCTTCATAAAACATACAACGCAAATGGAGTGGACCGAGTTCTTTGATGTTTGTAATGTTCGAGTGGTTCCCTGTAAGTATAAACCAGAATGGAGTTACCATTATTTTGAGATCGCTGCAACAAGACCCTTTGATACCCTTGTGAAGGCGAGGAAAAACGAAATAACGAGTACGGATTTTTTAAAACGATTGATGGTATTCTTTCCGACGGACATCCCAATAGTAGCTGGAGACAGTTGTACCTTGTTAGTTAGGCAGGTGCCGATCCAGGTGCCCATCATAGCACCCTCTCAATGTTGGTACAGCGACAAGATGTTGAGTAAATATGATGTTGTTTGGTGGTTGCGGAGTTTGATTCGGGGGGAACAGAACATAACTGGTATGTGGGATAGTTACTTTCAATACATCAATTATTACATGTACATGATCCGTACCTTTCATGCCCTCCATGCTTATTTAGGAGACGAATTGTTCCACAGGTTTTATCATGATGTCTAAGGAAGGCTTTCGTTTAACAGTTTAACATACAGTGGTATGTCCCAGTCTTCAACCACTTCAAGGACGAGTACCTTGGCCGCCTGATGGTCAATCGGATAGTGCAAACCGGCGATGATGCGTCTGCGTCCCACATCTAGACACACATTCATTACTTTATTCAGTACCTTCTCATTGGTATCGAAGAAGGGTTTATTATTGCGGTACAATATAGCGGCCACTAACATGCCCTGAGCGGAATGACCTGCAGGCATAGAGGGAGTGTTCGCGCTCTCCGAGTCCAAATGCTTAATGGGTATCTTAAGTAGGTGACTCGCTTGGTGGGGACGGAGGCGATTGAGTGTTTGCTTTACCTGCAAGATGACGGGCGAGTATTCTTTCATCTCTTTAATGATAGTGTCATAGTTGATTCCCAGATTGTAATCGATGTTTAGGTATCGTATCAAATCCTCATACGTCTTCAATGACGTGTCTTCCTGTTTAAAGTAATCATAGTGAGCTTTGTCGCTATAATTAACCTTGTTATTGAGTTGCTTATTGTATTTTTGGATTTCGTATAGTTGGGCTTTGATTTGGTTTTTGTTTAATGGGAACTTTTGTAGCAGTTTCTGTATAATGCGTTGAGTGAGAAAAGTGTATTTATTTTTTTCAATTTTCTTTATGTCATCATGTTTCATAATGCCCCAAGACGGTAACTCACACGATTCCTTCTTTGGTGAACCCATCAAGTACAATAATATCGCTGCTCCAATTAAGATACTCATGAATCTATATAAAGATTGAAGAATTTATTTATTGAAACAAACCTGATATTAAACACACATAGCAATGGTTATGGATTTGTTGAGGTGCCTAATGTTGTTTTCGGTTGGGCGGATGATATTTTGTGTTATAAGATACGATATGTATGTTGATTATCGTGTGTTGTACGCCATAAGCTTCGTAATTGGTTGGTTGTTGAGTTTGCGTCTTGAAGGAATATAAAGTGATGGGTAGTATAGATTAGCAAGAATGCTGATGGCCTTTAGGAGGTATTCTGTACGTGTGAGGAGTAGTCTTGAGAACTTGGCAAAAACGCAAAATCAGACACAGTATGTTAAGTTGTTAAGGAACAATAATGTGAAGATAGTGTTGGCGACAGGTCCAGCTGGTACAGGAAAGACCATGATCGGCTGTTCTTATGGGATCCATGAATTGGTGAACAAAAACACAAATAAGATTGTTATTACAAGACCGACTATATCCATGTCCGAAGATTATGGGTACTTGCCCGGAAAGATAGATGAGAAGCTGCATCACTGGCTGGTTCCTATTTACGATTCCTTTGGCACACAGATTCCTATAACAAAGCTAAAGGAATATATGCAGAGTGGAAAAATAGAGATTGCCCCATTGGGATTTATCCGGGGGCGCACCTTTCACAACAGTTGGATGATCGTGGATGAAGCTCAGAACATTGACTGCAACCAGATGAAAACATTGTTGACCAGGATTGGACAGAACACAAAAATGGTTCTAACAGGAGATTTGGAACAGTGTGACCTGAAAGGCGTTCAGAGTGGACTGGTTTTTTTCCTCGAAAAATTAAAGAGTTATCGTTCGGATCATGAGATGATTCAACATGTTGAACTTACAGAAGATGACATCTTAAGGAGTGATGTCGTCAAGTCCGTTCTAGATATATATCACTCAGATAATACATATATAGAAGACAATGAGTATGAATATTAGTTCTTTTTGAAATAGGAATAAATCATACCAAGTATAAGGATTCCCATGATAACTCCACCTGCTATCAGTAAATTCTTACCGGGTGCTTTGCGAACACCATTGATGTCAACCCAAGGATCTATGATAGTTGCATCATCAGGATTCTTAGGATTGTACCACATAACATTAGTATCCTTGTATGGTTTATAGGTTGCATCCTTTTCAAAACCTTTTGAGTATGTGTTACCGTTTACAATATACTTGTACGTAAATTGAAATCCATTATCACCCTTTTCAGTTACGGGGGTGGACATAGAGTACCTCTTTTGAGAACTATAAAATGCACCGCCAATTGATAATAATATTGTACCAAGCATAAACATTATAATAGTTGTAATGGCCATTTGATTGTCAGACAGTTTAAAAAACATGATATATATATTGCATATATTTTTTTATTTTTATAGTAATCAAGATTACTCTCAGTAATCCTTCTTTATGTATTTCTTGTAGATGTAGTAAGATGTATAGATTAAAACACAGCCAAGTAGTACGGCACCGGTTGATATAAAGCTAATGCCTAACACTTTATTACTGGCTCTTGTTGTTGTTTCTTGTGGATTTTTGGGATTGTACCTAATGTGAACGGTATCATTTTTATTGTAGGGGAAATGAAGGTTGTACTTTGCCTCTTTTGTCCTGTAGTCCTGGCCGTTCACGGTGTACTTGAGGGTCATGTTGCATGTGTATCTTCTGTGGACCTTTCCGTCTTTGACATATGTGTCAGTCATGCAATTTGGGTCTTCGACAACTGCTTTGACAGTGCCGGTGTATTTGTCTGGTTTCTTGAGCACCACAATTCCAGCAATCAGGAATGGTAATATAATTACAAACAGAATCAGAATGATCGAGAGTTCAGAGTCCATGAAATCTATAGTATTGTATAACATATTTTTAATTCCCTCTAAAGATGTCTACGGTGTCGCTCCCTGCGACTAATGCAGCTCCAAACGTTGATTTTTGTGCTATTAACCATGTGATAAAAGAGCCTAATATCATAAATAATGATATTCCAATGAGGATTGATCCAAGGGTTTTATTAGTGGGATTCATAGTGATGTTGTAAGGGTTACTTGGATCGTAACGTATAGCCAAGGTTTGGTTTTGACTATAAGTTTGACCACTTGTGTTTATTGTGTTGTCATAGTCCTTACCGTCGACTGTGTATTTAATTTTCAATATACAGTTGATACTGTTAATAACCGTATTTTTCTGAACAGTTGTACTCTGTTTGCAATCAGCATTAGATATCGTAGCCTGCACATTACCAGAATGAACGTCCTTGGTGTTTCTTAATTTAAATCCGAATACTAGTAGTGCGAATCCGACAATGATTCCGATGATGAGCATTATAGTGGTCTTAATACGACCATATGTTACTGCTCCCTCATAGATTTTCTCACCCACACCGTTTCCAGTCTGTAAAAACATTATATATATTATAATATATATAATGAATTTTTCTCAGGCACAACAATATATTAAACAGAGACTAGCCGGCATTTATCGGGCTTCAACCACGACCACCGTCGAGAGCTTTGTGTTGCCTCCCTACGAGGAACCGAAGACAGCGGCTCCACCTGAGATCCAAGCGTTTCTTAACAAGTACAACCTAACCCCGCGTCAGATTTATGATGTGATGGATAATTTTGATTTACCTGCATCAAAAATCACTCAGACCGAACGCACCATGCGTAAGAGAGTCCTTCTTGGTATCAAGGAAACACTAGCGGCCGAATATGCCAAAATGAAAGCCACTCTTGTGGTTGAGAGAATGTCGGTGACTGATAATGTCCCCCCACCTCCTGAATCAGTTCCCATACAGGTAAACCCTATGGTAAATATGCTAGGAGACAACATGGAACCTATGGTAAATATGGTGGATCGTGTTTTGAGCCTGATGATTGATGAAATTGATAGAATTGAGAATCCTGTATCATGCCCACAAGCACCAGCATGTCCTAAAGCTGCAGAATGTCCTAAGGACAATAACATGATCTTTTATGCGGTGATCGCTTTGTTGGTCATTATTCTTATTGTCATGATGGTTATGCGCAAATCATCATCTGATTAGTGAACAATTAAAAGCCGCCATCATTGGACATATAATCACACCCAATGCCTAAAGTCATGTTTCTTAAATCTTCTTCATTTAAAGTTTCTTTTTCTATCAAAGCTTCGGCGATGCGATGCAAATAAAACTCGTACGTGAGAAGACTATTTTTTGCTTTGTTGTAAAGTTTTTCTACCAGGTACTTTACTTCCCTATCCACCGCTGCTTTAGTAATGTCCGCGATACCATCCAATTGAACGGGACCCATAGTTTCATTAAACCCATAATTACTCACCATTTCCCGCGCCATTTGATTCACTACTTCAAGGTCGCCGCTGGCACCGCTGGTGATTTTCATTGTGCCGAACACGATCTCTTCCGCAACTCTGCCTCCTAATGCCACCATGATGCGGTTTTCTAAATACTCCCTCGTCAATAAATTAATATCCAATCTGTCCTCATGGGGTTCAAAATACGTCACCCCACCGGTCCTTCCCCGTGGAACTATGGAAACCTTGCGCACAATATCAAAGTCATTCATCAGTATTCCCATCAAGGCATGACCCGCCTCGTGATACGCTATCGTCTTCTTCTTCGTCTCCGATATCAAGGTTGTCCTTCTCTCTTCCCCTATCGTAATTTTCTCTAAGGCTAGTTCAAACATGGTAGTGCTAATTTCATTTTGGTTATTACGGACTGATAATATCGCCGCCTCATTCACCAGGTTTGCTAGATCCGCCCCGGAAAAACCAACAGTGATCCTCGCTACCTTCTCTAAATTCACGTTGATATCAAGCGGTTTCCCCTCTGTGTGAACCTTCAGTATGGCCACTCGACCCTTGATATCTGGTAGTTCAACAAATACTTTTCTATCAAACCGCCCGGGTCTCAACAAGGCATCGTCTAACACATCCACCCGATTCGTCGCTCCTATTACTATGATACCTCTATTATTGTTGAATCCATCCAATTCCGTTAACAGTTGGTTGAGTGTTTGGTCTTGTTCCGTGCCATTCATCGTATTCATATTTCTTTTCTTCCCAATTGCATCCAATTCATCGATGAATATGATGCACGGAGCATTTTCTGATGCCTTTTTAAACAGATCACGAATACGCGAAGCCCCCATACCCACAAACAATTCTATAAACTCTGACGCAGAACACGAAAAAAAGGGCACGCCCGACTCACCCGCAACGGCCCTTGCTAACAACGTCTTCCCAACTCCGGACGGGCCAACCAAAAGAACACCCTTTGGTATTTTTGCGCCTATCTTGGCATACTTTTCAGGTTCCCTCAAAAAACTAACTAGTTCTTGCAGATCTTGTTTCGCAGCATCTATTCCAGCCACATCATCAAACCTAACATCCACCTCATCTTCAATAGGTTTAAACTTGGTGGACAACCCTGGAATCTGAGCCTTTCCGATAACACCCCTCATCAGTAAGAAAAAAAAAACAATCTGTATGACCCATAATAGCACGGTTTGCATGTCCGTCCCTTTTACGACCTTTATCCCTATGTCATGATCAAACAGAAACTCAATAATGTTGCTGTGATTCGGCAGTATAACCCGATCGTCCTTATCATCAAGCAGTTCGCTTAGGTCCTGCTTTATGACAACGTCTTTAACTTCTTCGTTCTGTATCTTTTTAATAAACTTTGAATAGGGTATTGTGGTTATCTTTCGTTCAATAGAAGGCGGATCAATCTTGGGCAGGTATTGTTGGATATAAGGCGGCAGTGCATTGTGTCGAAGACGGATAAATCTAGTGCTCCTTAAAAACATCTTTATAATAAGTTTTATTATTATAAAAAATTAACTATTTATACTCTAATTTTCACTTAGGACAACTGTTCTTGATGAAAAGAAAATAGAGACACAGGTAGATGATACTAAATGACCATGCAAATAAAGCAAATATGATTTTCATGAAGACGGACACACCCTTGGCGGTGTTACATGTCCATGATAGGTAAACAGCATACACACCAATAGCTAGAAATATAAGGTTTATAAGAGGTAGTGTCTTCTTGGACTCTTCATTTAGATGTTCCTTTGCATTGTTTCTATTTAATAAATAGTTACCAACAACTAGATCCATATATATAGTATATTTTATATATTATTTTTACCGTCTAATTTTTGTTTGAACTCTAGCAAGCGCTTGCGTGTCTCGTTGAGCGTCTCCGCTTTGTGAATTAGTTTGGTGACTTCATCGTATGATATCCCTCCATGCTTCGCCCTCATCACCTCTCCCCATGCGTCATCCTCCTCTTTCTCCATATCCTCAAGCTGCACCTCCAGGGCGCGTATGTTGGCCGCCATTTTATACATTTATTGTGTGTTAATGTTTAAGTCTGTTCTCATAATCAACATAAAGAATACTTAGGTTAGTAATGTAACTAATACAACATATGTAATGCATATTTTCCATTATGAGTCTGTCAGATCTGTATCAACAATGGATGAGCCATCCCGAGTGGTGGTTTAATAACACCGCTATAGACCCCTATTTATCCACCTCTTTCGGATCACTGTTAGACATGCACCTTGACCCATGCAACAAAGAAGAATACATTGGGCTAATCCTGTTATATGATCAAGTAGTGCGGCACATCCATCGTGGGAACATAGATATAATCAATAAATACCTGACAAAAGCTATCCCTATATCTCAAACGGTCTATGGGATATTAAAAAACAAGTTATCTGATTCGGATTTTTGTTTTGTCCTGTTACCGCTTCGACACACCAATAAGCATGACAATATAAAGTTTGTCATACAAGAAACCCTACAAAGGATACATTCGCCTTTGATACGGCGGTTCTTCAAAGCGACCCTTGATAAATACAAATTTAATCCATCTATTATCATTCATCATTTGCCCACAACAGAGTATGAGTGGTCGTTAGATAGGTTTAAGGACTTTTTAGAGTATGCACCCGATACGTTGACCAAACACACATTCAGAGAAACAGACCTATCAAGAGCCATCCAAACACATATCCCAAAGGGGAGTTATATTGTGTCTCTATCTGGGGGCGTGGACAGTATGGTATGTGCCTTTATTATGAAACACATGGATTACGATATTAAGGCGGTTCACATAAACTATAACAACAGAGAGATCGAAGAGGAAAACTTTGTGCGGTCATGGTGTCAGGAGATAAACATATCGCTATATATCCGTCATATATCTGAAATATCCAGGGAGCCGTGTATGGTCAATGGATTCAGAGAGCTGTATGAAACATACACCAGAAACGTACGATATAACACATACAAACATGTATTTAAATCACCAAAGGTTGTGTTGGGTCACAATCACGACGACTGTTTTGAGAACATATTGACTAATGTATCCAAGGGTGACAAATACGACAACTTGAAAGGGATGACTATAGAGTCTACGTTAGATGGTATATGTTTTTTGAGACCTTTGTTACATATCCCTAAAAGGGACATCTACCAGTACGCCATAACCCAAGGAATACCTTTTTTGACGGACAGCACACCGTCTTGGAGTCAACGTGGCAAGATCCGAGATGTTGTTCGTCCGACGCTCCATACATGGAATCCCTTAGTCATCAATGGATTATTTAAGTTGTCAGATTATGTTTCTGATTGTAACCACTTGTTGGATGATATTGTGAATATGCGTATTTGCGAAACAATTGATGGAACACTGAAACTGTCCGCATGTCAATATATAAAAATGGAGTTGTTTTGGGGTAAATACATTCATAAACTGTACGGCTGTCACGTGAGCAAGAAGTCAATAAGGAATTTAATCATAAAGCTAAATGATAAGAAACCCGTAAAGGTGCACTTGAGTAAGCAATTAGAATGCATGATTACCAAAGATTATATAAACATTTGTGTTTCCTAGGTTTAGTCGTAAAGCGAACGTGTTTGTTGAGATAGTGCCATTGACCTGGATACACAAAAGTGTCCGTAATGGTCCAACCTGAATCCCTCAAACAATCCTTCCATTCCGTGGTGGAACGAATACCCTTACGGATCATGTTGGGATTTTGTTTAAACCAAAGGAAGTGAAAGGCCATCTGTAAGTAACCTATAAAATGAGAGGGCGGTAAATCCTCATACAATAACATTATGGATCCTTCACGACATACCCTCCTTACTTCACGTAAAAGGTCCAAGGCATGTGGTACGTGATGAAGGACATAAATACATATGCATGCATCAAAAGTACCATCGGGAAAGGGTAAGTGGTGTCCATCATATATTTGCACTTTGGGATGATTAGAAGCGATGTCAACGGAGGTCACATCAAAGCCTTGTTTTGTTAACACATCGTAGATCTTGCCGGTCCCGCCTCCTAGATCCAATATACGGTAGGTTTGAGGTATAATTTGGGAAACGTCAGTTGATACCATGGACACAATGGTTCTCCTTCCAACACTATTATTTATTACATTATACAACAGAATTGTGAAAATAAACCAAATTAGTATCATATAATATGTATGATATTAATAAATTACATAACATCATTAGTAGATGGGTTGAAGTATCTATAAACAATATATAAAGTCAGACAAAATAGAGCAATCATTATCAGGTTAACACTACCTGAAACAATAAGTGTTATACCATGTTTTTCGTCATCTTCTGACAGATTATTCTTATTGATTTTGCTACCATAAACTATTTGTAAGATAGCTGAAATTAAAACTGTTAAAAGAATAACACCAACTGATGATTTAATCATTAGATCAACCTTCTTGCTTATTTTTTCTTCACCGCCGAACAATGTCATGCCCATAAACAATGTTAATAACGCGACAAAAGAACCAAGGAATATCATGAATTGACCACCCCTCTTGTCTTTCTCTTTAATTTCGTTCATTTGGATTTTCTTACCGTAAACCAGTTGAATGATACCTGATAGTACTACTAGCGTAATAAAAGATCCCACTATAATAAATGATACCGTGTCAAGTGTCATATATATATTTATACAATAGATATAAAAATGTAGCCTAAACTACACTTTTACATTTGTCGCAAGAAAAGTATGTGATCTAAAAATTGATAAGACATATTCTTTAAGCAATAGGTAGATGATTAAAAATGGTTCTGCCTTACAAGTTCGGCGAGTTGTTCTCATTCGAATACATTGATGGTGATACTTCGGAAATGGGAGGGATTCTAACATATGTAAATTGCACAATGTTAACTGACATTAATCCTATGATAAGGACTGGTTACACGTTCGACAGGGCTCTCCTGGATATGAACACCGGGGTGTTTAGCTTTTATAGAAAGTATGGAGACGGTGTCGCCACGGTGTACACTATTGGAACCGCGTGATTAATCCTTAAATAATTTCTTTATATGAAACTCTTGACAAGAACCCTTGATAAGATTCCGTTTGGTTTTGACATCATAGGCTTTTAACATATTTGCTTGCAATTCATTAAACTCTGTTAGTTTGTTTTCGGATGAGTACTTGGGATATTGGTTTATCACATAACGATTGAATTGGTCATTAACAGGTTCGATAGTCTTGATTAACTGATTACCTCCTATCTCGGTCTCCCATGTGTTGTTCTTGATTGCGAATTTCTCTCGGGATTCATCTAAACACCATATAGGTACCTCATTTAATTGCCTCCCATTTAAAAACAACCTTTTTAGAATCTGTATTGATGCATCCGGAAAACCAATCTTTAAATAATATTCTATTTCATCTTCTGTTAATTGAAAATCTTTTGGGAGCTCCAATCGGGGTGTGTCTTGGTGATTTTTCTGTAGATAAGCCAAAACGTCAATAGTTTTTTCTTGTACTTTAGTTTGCTCCGCAATGATATCCGTTTTACGACGGTTATCGTCTTGGACTTGTTTAGACAACTCTTTATTTTCTTTTGTTAGATGCTTGATTTCTTTTTGATATTGTTTCATAAACTTTATGGAATCACTTATTTGAGTTATCATTTTATGTTTTACCTCATTTGTATATTTTTGATATTGATTACAGGTTATAATATGAGATGTTGCTATGTACTTATTGGTAAATACCTTTTTACAATAAGGACACGTTTTTTCATCTTTTACAGATTTCTCAAATGCAGGCATTTTAAAGTTAATTACATCATAAGAATCTGAAAAATCACATGATTCTTCTTCATCTTCCTTTTTGTAAATAATAATATTTTTATCTGTTTCAGGGTTTGTTTGCATGAGAGTGTCATGACATGGTTTTTTCTTGGTTAAGTGCGATTTTAATCTTTGGCTAGAACTAAATTTTTTCTTACAGAAACGACAAACAAATGAGTGTTTATCGATGGTTTCCATTATAGTATCATACTATTTTTTTCTCTTTTAATCTTTATGTTATTAAAAGAAATTATCAGAAAATTTAAGAAAAAACAAACACTTTATTCAAATTCTATCATAAACAAAAACACTGTGAAAATGAATATAATTTTTTTTCTGTTAAAATAAATGTTGTTGTGTTGGACACTGGGTGTTATGACCGGCTTGGCGCCAACCGAGCCCAAAAATTTCAGATGAAATTGAGTTATACAATTATACCATCTTGTTTAAACTCTTTCATACAATAGTATCTCCCGAGCGATGTGTAAGGGTTCCATGCATACTTTTTCCGAGCAAGCCACCCGCGAAAGTACTTCCCGATGACGATAGCTGCTCTGTGTTTAATTTCTTTTATGTATTTATGTGTATAGGTTCTAAACGCTTCCTCTTTTTTATAACGTGTTGGGCCGTTTATATAACTAGCACCAAAACCTTGGAAGACGAGGATAAATTTATCCTTGTATGGGATGTTTTTGTTAAAGATATTATTTATTTTTTCCTCATCCAACTCATTAATATGTCGAAAGTGAGTTTTTACAATTGCATCGACATTTTTAATACTAAATCCTCCAATCTGATTGCATTTTAATAATACTTCTATTAAAGGTGGTATGATATCAATGTTATAACCAGATTGTACGACAAAACGGTAACGATTCATATAATATATTGTAGACAGTTCTATTTGATTATTTCTTTGTATATATTCACTTATTACACACAAAACATTTGTAGGACGGAAATGAAAGCATAACTGAATTTTAACATGTTCAACTTTCATAGATTGTTCTGATGGTGAGTAACGTATCCTTATTTCTTCTAGGAAATCGTCCATGACAATCCAAAACTCACTATTGTGCAAGACATTTTCAATCTGTTGGATATCCATCTTTAAAATCAGTAAGATGGTAAGATTAGTAAGTTTTCAATAATTTAAAGAACATCAGTGGAGGACATCCTGGAGTATTGATCCAAAAATTGAAAAATACATTACATCCTAGATTATAATCATATATCATCATGCCTCTCAAAACAAAGACAGATGTCAGTCTCAACGACATATTGGAAAAAGGAGTTGTATATGATTGCAATGACGAAGAATACTCTTATGAGAATAGGGACTATGTCGTGACAATTTTGAAGCTCTATAAGGAATATAGTAGCAATATTTGTTTTTCATATTACTTAAATAAACATATATCATACATGTATATAATGGATGTTGAAACACCAAATAGGTGTATATTGTGCAAGATAGGATACACCTATTCACTGGACACCCGCGAGAAGAGTATATGTAGTGATTTTGGATGTAATCTCTATCCAGTGGGATTCATCGAAGTTAACTCGGAAGCGGATGAAAAAAGGCTGCATAGACTGATATTAGACAAATACCCGCATCTGCCCTATGTTATCGATAAAAAGCAAAAGAAGACAGATAGTATTAATAAGAAGTACGAGATATACAAATTAGACCCGGTTCTGTTTCAAGAATTTTTTAGATACAATATCAATCTGAATACAAATATTGTATTGCTTGAAGGGGAAAAAACCAAACAGGAACAAGAGAAAACCAAACAGGAACAAGAGAAAACCAAACAAATGCTAATAGATAAGGGCATCTATCTGGAGGTTGAACAAGAGAAAACAAAGCAGATGCTTATAGAGTTGGAGCTCATAAAGTCCAAGCTTTCCATTCATTTAAACAAGACATGTTGAATATTTTCATTTAATGGTCATTTTACTTATAATCATTAAATACTACAATAATCGATAAATTCCTCGTCTGACAACACTATTTTTTTTCCATACTTTTTATCCAATATGACGTTCACCACTTCGTCTATTAAATGGGAATGGGTGTCGAGCTCAAAAATATCTCCCGTCATCACATTCATCAATTTGAATTTCCTTTTCCCCTCTACGCAATGCCTCCATATCCACGCATACATGATAACCTGTAAAAAATGGTCAATAACAGTGGAGTCGGTGCATTTAAATTCCCACACGGTTTCATCGTCAACGGCGTCCACTATGCCGTATATGTTTATATTGCCATGAACGGGAGACCTGTATCTGAAGCACTTACCGGTTAATGTGTGCTTATTTCCGAGCTCCACCTCGTACTTAATGTGGTCAGTGGGGACATGCGCATCCATGATATCAATGCATTGATTGACTTGTTCCCATGACAGCCAATCATATCGGTGTACTTGCGCCAATTTATGATACAATTCTTCTCTCATAGCTACATAGACATTAGACATGAAGAGATAATGCCTCACCTTTTTGCACTCTTTTTTTATTTTCAGTATCTCTTTATAAATATACGGATGGGTGTCCACAATGCGCTCATAGTTGTGGCTAATGTAGTGATACATCTTGGTCTTCCCTTCATTGTGTCGAGCTTCCCTGATGGTCGGTATGGCGAGACCATTTAGATGAGACACGTCTTCCACCAAGCAGTCGTCGTTTGTTATTTTATTTGTTAGTATTACAGAGCTGTTAGATTTATGGGTGTGTTGAAAGAGGATGTCTATGATAGGATTGAGGATACTAATAGTGTTCTCACCGAGATGGCGTACCAAATCTACGACGCTGCTTGTATGTTCTGGAGAACTCTTTATGGGCTGGGGGCGTTTTTTGGTCAAATTGATATAGTCGATGTAAGGCGCCCTCGGAGGCAATTCCGCAAAAGTCAAAGGGAAAAAGGTCTTGCTTTCCGTGACAATAAGCTGCTCGGATGCCCGCGTGACGGCGACATACAATGTATTGGGACAGATGTTACGATTATAGTCTTTGCCATAGAATTCAAAGTAACTCTCGTCGAAGCCGAGAATGATGACATTTTTCCGTTCGCGACCTTTGGATTGGTGAAAGGTGGAGAAACATATCTTCCCTCGGATGTCGTCCTCCTTAATCTTGGTATCATCAGACTTGGCAACAAAGCAGGGAAACCCCTTACATACCAGCATATTTTCGAGGTGTTTGAAAGGCGCTTGTTTGCTCCTCACCGAGCCCACTAGAATAAAAAAATCATGAAATTCGGCGCCCTTCTTAATCAGATCGGTTATAATGGTCGCAATATAATGTATCTGTTCAAATGGATTCAAAATAATGTATTTAACCGGTACGCCTTCCTTGTCAGCAACAATTCGATTATCACCAATCATCACCTGATTCACGAAGCTGGCAATGTGTTTGGTCACGCGATAACTGGTGTGGAGGTTGAGGTGGACAAAGTCGTAGTCCCGCCACAGCTTGTCTGCCAAAGTCAGGAACCGTTCGTCGGCGTTCTTAAAACCGTAGATAGCTTGGAATTTATCTCCTAATATAACCAATTGGGGTTTGTAGCCAGCATCCTTGATCAACTTACGCACAAATCGGTACAACATGGGAGTCATGTCTTGCGCCTCGTCTATGACCAGAATATCGCACAAGTTGATGGGTCTCAAGAGGGGTTTATCTTCGAGGACAACCTTAGAAAACACCCCATCTGTGTAGGCGCGCCGATTATAATATTTACACGCTAGCCCATGATAATTCTGCACTTCCAAATTGCTAATACCTTGTTGTTTAACTTTTTCTTGCACCTCGTACTTGAGAGCACTGTTGTAGGTGATTTGAAGAACTTGTTTATTTTGGCATTCTTTGGCGATACCTAAAACGGTGGTAGTTTTGCCTGACCCAGCGACCGCGTCCACGATGACATTCTTGCCTTCTTTCACCGCGGCAATAATGCCAAGCTGTTCCTGACTCGCCATCATTTGTATTACATACTCCAGTTTTCTTTATGTGCTTTCCGTCGAGCCACATGGCTTTTTCATCTGTGTTATCAGAGAATTAATATTATGTATAATACAATATATGTCTAGATATCAAACGTATGAGTTCAATACTCTAGGTTCTAATATAAAAGACCATCCAAAACAAATAGTAAAAAACATGGTCAATTATCCAGTAAAAGATTATAATAAATTTTTTTCAGATATTCTAATTTCTGCACATGGAAAACAAGATGATACGGTTTTTGAGCTACCAAAAAATGTAAGAGTTGTTTTAATGTGTCAACCGGAAACGGTTTCATGTGCAATCAGAAACGATTTAATACAATTTTTAATTAGTTCTTATCCATTTGGATCAAACTTATCAATCATAAATTACTTGAGTAATTTATTTGACCATCAGACGACAAACTCACAATTTTGTATATATTCAGGAAACATACCTAATCATAAAATTATTCCAAATATAGTTTTTGTAGGAGAAAATAAAAAATTTAGAAGTGGTATTTTTAATTTACCTATTAAATTTCAACGAATCTTCATTGAAGATTATGTTTCCAAGACTGAAAATACAAGGTTTTCGCCAGGTGATATTATAAATATTGATATGAAAGGTTTTGGTGAAAGGGTCGTTGCTAATTCTATATATAAAAACAAGTTAGATTATCAATGGCTAAACAATTTAGAAAATATGATTGTGAAGCCCAATTTTGAGGACAATATTGAAAACATAAGAAAAATAAAATCGTTTGTAATACCTCATAGAAGTTATTACAATCCGATACCAGATACATATTTTGACCTAAAAACTTACATTTATGATAATTATAGGGAAGATAAAATCACTACAATTTTTGTGAATGCTTGCAGAAATGGACTCACAAACCCTCCAAGTATGCAGCTATCCGATTATGTAATTGATGGATGGTATAAAACAGATTTTTACAATTATTTTCAAGATATCGATTTTGCTTTAAGTGCACCTTTTTATAATCATTCGACTTATGAAATGAATATACCATTCGATCAAGATCTCAAGGAATATACTACAATAAATTTAGATATTTTAAGAAATCTGCATTATAGACCTAAATATAGATTACAAACTTACACAGTTACAAATAGTAAAGAGGATTACTAATTTTTTATATAATATAATATACATATGAGTCGTACAAGTCAGATGATTATATTGGGAATGATATTAGCCATAGGTGCAACGTTTATCTATTTGGGCAAACGCATGCAGGCAAGACCCGATATTTATTCTGGCACCGTCAAAGCCATTGTCACCTTGGCAAAATGCTACGATAATCAAAACATTCTGACACCTAAACAGGTGAGCACTTTTACGACCTGCGACTTGAGTTTTAAATACGTTGTGAACGGTGTCGAGTACGTTAAAGATACCAAAACGACGAAAACGTCCTACTTTCTCAATCAGAGAATCGATGTCAGATACAATCCCAAGAATCCGCAAGATGTCACTCTCGAAGCCAGCAAGAAGACCAAGGGTACATCTGTGATTATAGCTGGAATAGCTACCATCGTTATTGCTCTTGTCTATGGGTTCATGACTTTCAGACCTACAAATTCTTAATTTTATCATGTTTATTGTGTCATAAGCTCCATAGTAGTAAGGTTCATCGGCATCACTGTTTTCATATCAAATGTGTCTACTTAAAGACTATTTTAATATAGTTTTAATAAAAATGATTCCCATCATCTATCAGTCCGAGCAAGTTATTTTAAAATCAGATGAACCTACCTATTCAATTTGCTTAAACAATGAACAAAATAGACTGATCCCTCAAAATTGTGATATCAAAGGGATATCTATTGACTTCCCTTCCGAGTTGGATAAAGTACATGTCATCATAGGAAATCAAATTGTTGCTACTTTTGATCGCAATATGATAGATGAACTCAAAACATTCCCCATATATATGAGTCTTTTAGACTATATGTATTGCCGAATCGAGTTTGAGTTTAATAAACAATGGTTATTTGATAATGAGGAATATTATTATGATGCTGAAATGAAAGAGACGATATGGTATGGTGATGAGGTGGAAGTGTATGATGGAAATGATTATCATACGGGAAAACAGGTATTCCATAAGATAGAACCAACAGGAAGAAAAAACAGATATAGTAAAGGTCTTACAGTGACTATCCCCCAAATTGTATTTAATGTGGAAACAATGGATAAGAGCCTTAAGGAGATCAAAGTTCCGGTAAAACAAAAAATAGATTTGACCGGAGCAGATAATAGTTATAAGGAGTATTTAATAAACAAATACGATATGAAGGATGGATTTGTTACAAATACTTTATATTACAAAAGCGGAATGGCTGGCTTGACCAATGTGTTTTAGAAAAATTGAAAAATATAAACTATTATTATTTAACCCTTAAAATGAGTCGTCTTTTATGGTTTGGGATAAGTATTAATACAACTTGGGACATTGTACAAGCTTATCCAAAAAATCCCTGGTCTTGGTTTGGATTAAGTCAAAATTTAAACATAACATGGGACATTGTCCAAGCCAATGCTGACAAACCATGGAATTGGAATGCTTTAAGTTCTAATCCTAATATAACTTGGGACATTATCAAAGACCATCCTTATAAACCTTGGGACTTTTCTGGTTTAAGTTATAATCAAAATATAACTTGGGATATTATTCAAGCTAATATAGACAAACCCTGGAATTGGGAAGAATTAAGTGATAATCAAATCATAACTTGGGACATTGTAAAAGCCAATCCAGAAAAACCATGGGATTGGGTATATCTAAGTCAAAACCCAAACATAACTTGGGATATTATAAAAAACAATCTAGAAAAACCATGGGATTGGTACTATTTAAGTAAAAACCCAAACATAACTTGGGATATTATTCAAGCCCATCCTGAAAAGTCCTGGAATTGGGATGCTTTAAGCCAAAACCCAAATATAACTTTGGACATTGTAAAAGCCAATCCTGAAAAGCCCTGGGATTGGAATGAATTAAGTTTTAACCAATCTATTGGATAGAAGATGATAAGGGATTATCTTCTGTGCGAAACATAAAAAATTGAATATATGTTATAAAAAGTCTTATTTTAAAAATGGTGTCATATATTTATGTTCCGATAAAAACAACAGATGACAAATGGATAAAGCTTTATCTTCCAATAGACTTCCTTTGCCTTCCAAATAAGGAATGGGTTTGGTGTGATATAAGTAAAGACGCATATCCTTTACAAGAACTTATTCATAATACTGAAAATTCTCTTTATCAAACATATTGAAAATATACTGGAAATCATATGTATCTTATAAATAAACACAAAGTCATACAACATGTAGATTATAAAAATGATATTTTTGGTAAGTGTTTATATTAGGGTCAACTAAAAAACTTTATATTTTTTTTATAATTTGTAACTATAAAAAACAACTCGTAATATTCCTAGTGCAAGTTTTACCCAAATTAAGAAGGCATCATCAATTAAACAAGAGTATCTTGGATATAGATGGTTTTTGGTAGATAGAAACGAACCAGATTTTGATAAACCTAAAGATATTGGTGAAACTGTTCAAGTAAATGAAAGGCGAGTTGGTTATGTGGCTATGTTGAATTTTGAAAGAACAGCTATATTATCTGTTTTTAAGAATCAAAAAGCCGCATCAGAACATATTGTACAACATCCTTCTGCTATATGTGGTGCGCTTAAGTTTGGTACTCCACTTAGTGGATATTATTGGAGATTTTGGGATGATATTGATGAAGAAATGCAAAATATGTTTTTGCAAAATAATGAGTTACCAGAATCAAAGACAAAAGAATGGGATGCTTGGGATGCACAGTTCTTGTTATAAATGTTTCTTGTTTTGATATCTTTTTAAGCTGGATGGGATATATAAAGTCTTTATAATAGCTTCTTAATATCATTAATGCTAATATTCATCTTTAGCAAGTTTTGAATAAATTGATATCGTTTTTCTTTTTCTTGTACCTGATTAATTTTTAATTTCAGTTCCAGTTGTTTTGTTTTTTCCCTTTCGATATATAGTTGATTTCTGAGTTGAATATTTGCACCATAAAACTCATCAATAATCTTGGGATGCATTCTATATATTTCTTGTTTTGATATCTTTTTTAAGCTGGATATTAAACACTAGATTTGGGTAATTCTTTTGTATAGTATTATGAAGATTCTGTTCATCAGACACATCATTGATTTCCCTTAAACACACCACCTTATTATTGCATTTATATTCCGCGCAAAGACTGCTATCTCTGTCATTAAAATTTTTTGTGTAACCAATCTTACACAACATTTGTTTAGTAGGAGTTTTATAGTCTAATAAAATTAAATACATTACATGCTTATTAATAAACTTGCTAATTACTAGTTGACTCCTGTAATGATTCACTAATTTCATAAGAAATAATGTTAATTTTGTATTGAGGTAACTATAATCTTGACAGTCAGTCTTGTATATTGCGCCATCTATAATAATTGCATTCAAACTCAAGTCAACATTGTTGCTGATGTTAGTCAGGTATTTGTTTGGCATTTTATATATAGAGATAGTCATCTTACATATGTTTTATTTTATCAATTTTCCAAAGCATGCAAAAGAAGTAATATTTTTTAATAAGACCACTTGAAATTCTTATAAACGTCATCATTTTCAATAACTTGTTTTATTTTATCCATGGTGATTTGATATTTTTTTGTGATATCTGTATAAGATTGAAATACTTCAAGCACTTCTCGAGTTATTGGGTGCAGTTTCTTAACAGTTATTGAATTATGTCGTTTCTTTCTTTCTGGTAGTTTGTTGGTCAATAAATATTCCGCTTTTAACTCATCGGAACATTTACTGTAATGACAGAAGTAATGACCACTACATACACGTCCTTTTTTAATTGAATTATATATTCCACAAGTTGACACTAAATTTCTAGCATGTGCGGCTGATATTTGATCAGGAAAAACTTGCATAATCTTTTCTTTCTTAATATCTAACATTGCAATCAATTCTAGATTTTGTTTTACTATTTTTGTAGTCTCACCAATGTCTTGAATGGTATCATCGGGTAGGTTGCGTTCAAGAAACATCCAGCGATGATCTTTATACAAAGAGTTCCTATGAATAGCCTTCCTAATGCCAGATTCAGAACCATTCTTTTCTTGTCTGACAGCTACCACAAGACCATTATAAGTACATACAAGCTGTCCATCAGGCGTGTACTTTTGTATTTTATAACCTTTTGAAATATTTCTCTGTTTGTTATTTACTGGTTCTATTGGTACTTCTTTTACAACTGTAATTGGTAGATTATTTTGAATTTGAATGTTTTGTAACTTAATTAGTTCTATTTCTTTTTGTTTTTCAATAAGTTCAATTTCTTGTTTTTGCTTTTCTAATTTATATACATATTTTTCAGACATACCTTGATAGTCCTTTTGTTTTTTCTTAATGATAGAAATTAGTTCTATATAAAAGTCTCTTGGGATAATATAAGTTTCTTCAGATGTATGATTATTAACCATAAATTTATAAGAATATGAATTTATACGAATATCGTTATGAATAGATTTTTCAAAAGATATATGATTATTGGCTTCGAAGAAATCAAGTAATACAAAAGAGCCAAAATGTTTTTTCAAATCTTTTGAGCGTTTTTTCAGATTAATAGAAGATCCAATTTTAATCAGCAATTTGTCATCATCAACATATCTAACCCTACCAATATAAACACCTGATACTTTTTTCCACTTATCAATAAGTGTTTTATGATTGAATTCTTCTTTTTCAATAATACTTTTTTGTACAACTTCCTTTAACTTACCTTCTAATTCATACTTGCCTTTTATACGAATTTCTTTAATAACATTGGCTACCCATTTTTGAAACTTTCGAGCGATTGGCTTGCGGGACATACCAAGCAGGCGATACAGACCAACTTCAGTCAAAAAAGTGCATTCTTGCTGACCACCAAGGGTGCCCATAGTATGCATAACCTTCTCATCTTCATCAAAATCACGAATTGTTGAGTTGATACATGTTATACCCAACAATTTACCGATTTGACTAGCCTGAAATAAGGGGTCATCTGTTGTTCCCTTTATATTGATACTAGCCGTCGCTTCGTTGTCAATGAAAGCTTTCACAATGTCCATTCTTGATATATTATAATACGTTGAGATATGTTTAAGTAGTTTTTGAATACGACTGTGCTAGGTTTATTACCGGTCATGACAGATTAAGATTTTTCTTAGGTATTTGTAAAAATTCCTAAGAAGAAATAAACGTTTTGGCTTATTTAATTTAAATGCTATAAGCAAGACCCTTACATAATACTGATTTTCATCAATAAATGGAGCACACCTTAAGGAAGTCATCGATGTTGTCAGCATCTCTTTCCCTACTTCCGTCTGCTCTCTGAACCTTCTCCATAGGTCGTGGCATTGACCCTTAGGAGCTTGGCTGCGGATTATCAATTTCGGACATTACATCCTTATGTTCAAAGAACTTCACGTGTGATACCAATATAAAAATTTGAAAACGCTAACAAATAGATGTATATGAGTTTACAATAAAGATGGAGCAGTGGCGTATCATAGAGAGTTTTCCTCAGTATGAAGCATCTACTCTTGGTAACATACGCAACAAAACTACATTGAAAGATATCGCAAAAACGGAGAAGGAAGGATACTTGTACGTTACGTTACGTCAAGACGGCAAGTACTACAACAGATCTGTGCACAGACTTGTTGCAGAAGCGTTTATTGATAATCCAGATAACAAACCAATTGTTGTTCACATTGATGGCAACAACCTAAACAATAACATAGCAAATTTGCAATGGGATACTTATAAGATAAGAAACCCTGATAATTTCGTTCGCAAAGAAAAACCAAATATTGAATTAAAAGAAGACGAAACATGGAAACGCGTAAAAGGTTACAAGAAATATAAAATATCAACCTATGGAAATATAAAAAACAAGCACAATAAGATATTAAGCTTAACACAAGATAAGAGAGGGTATCTTAAAACTGGTCTTAGGAATGGAACAGATTTAAAAACATGTTATATTCATACGCTGATGGCAAAAACCTTTTTAGGAAAAAAGGATGATGGAACAGTGGTTAACCACAAAGATGGGAATAAAAGTAATAATAAATTGGACAACCTTGAGGTAATCACACAAAGTGAGAACGTTCAACACGCTTATGATAACGGTTTGTGCTCAAAACAACAAAAGGTGATACAAGTTGATTATTTAGGGAAAATAGTAAGAGAATTTCCAAGTATAAAGAAAGCTGCAAAACTCAACAATATTGATTCACATACGCTTTCGTATGCAGTCCATAATACGACCGTGACAGGAGGCTATAAATGGTTCAAGGACAAAGCATCATATGAACAGGAATTGAAAAATGGCGATATACTCAAAAACTTCTTTAAGGTTATTCAGTGTGATGATGACCTGCATATTATCAATACTTTCGATAGTTACCCTGAAGCGGAAGCTGCGACTACTATAACAAGGTCAAACATAAGCAGGTCGGCAAATGAAGGTCTCAAAGCAGGTGACTATCGGTGGTTCCATAATATGCATGATTATAGAGAAGCTGTTAAAGCAAATCAAGAAAGAGAATATATTCTGAAGGTTGATTACAAAGGACAAATAGTTGCAAGGTACAAAACGATAAAAGAGACAAGTGACGCAACAGGGATTAATGAGTGTACACTGATATGGGCTTTGGACAAAGGGAACGTTTCAAATGGATATCGATGGTTTCGTACAAGGGAAGCTTATCAAGAAGAGGTCGATTCAGGGGATATTTTTTTGAACTTTTTTAAGGTGTTCCAATGTAATAATGAAGGAGATATTATAAACATATTTAATAGTTATCCAGAAGCCGAAGAAGTAACCAAAGTAAAGAAAGCAAATATAAGTAAATCATGTAATAAAGCCTGTACTGCAGGTGGATTCAGATGGTTTAATTGTTATCAAAGTTATAAGGATTATTTTAAGAAATAGTGTTCTTTAGGAGTTTATTAATAAATTTCTAAAGAATAATGTGTAGGGAAAATCCTTTCTAAATTTAGTTCGAGTAAGCCAAGCCACCCATCCCTGCTAGAACTCTGAAAACATTATAGCCAAGCGCGTACACGGACAGCTTCGTGTCATCGACGGGGGTACCAGCCTTGAGCTCAAGGTTCAGGGTGGCGTTGTCGATGCGGGACATGTTGCAAGTGCCGGAAGGCTGGTGCTCCTCGGGGTGCAGCGCGAACGAGTACATGTTCACACCGTCAGAGGGGCAGTTGCTGTGATGCTGCCATGCCTGGACGTAGTTAAAGTAGTTGCCGTCACGTTGAGAGAAACGATCATGGCCGTTCAGCTGAAGCAGCACCTTGTTGATGGGGTTGTTGGTGCGGTCGAGGGAGGTGCCGTAGTTGGCCCAGTCGCGGACGATCACATCACCGGTCGCGGCACCAGCACCGACGGTGGTACGGGTGATACCAGAGTTGGCCAGCAGGGTAGCGACGGGGGTGGAGATATCCTCAACAGACAGCAGGGAGCCGGTGATGACGATGTTGTCCACGTCCAGGTTGGCGGGGGAGTAGGAGGCGATGGCCACGGGGGCAGCGGCGGTGAACTTGGCAATCAGGCCAGCGGATAGACCGGCGGCGGCTTGCAGGTTGTTACCGGACAGATCCAGCAGACCACCAGTGTACTTGGCAACAGCCAGAACGAAGCGCTTGGTGGCCAGCATCTGGACGGCGCTGATGTCGGCACCGTAGGCCAGGTAGGTCTGGCCGCTGGTGTACTTGCCCAGCTTCAGCACCCAGTACAGAGCCTTAACCGGGTGGTTAAAGTTCAGGCGGGGCTTGGGGTACAGGCCGGTGATGGACTCGTCGCCGGTGAACTGCACCTGCTCGATCAGGTACTCGTGGGAGCTGGTGGCGAACTTCTTGCGCTCCTCAGCGTCCAGGTACACGTAGTCGACGAACAGAGAGGCGGTCACCAGGTCACCAATGGAGGCGGGCTTGGCGCCGACAATCAGCTCGTCCAGACGGCGGAACTCGAACTCGAAGCGCACGTCGTGGTATTGTAAGGCAATGCTTTGACACATTCACTTTCATGAATGTTTGGACTGTACCTTAAGATTTCTATGGTTAGTTAGACCATTAAACGAAACCCTACACCCGTTCAGTCTCTGACCCGCTATCATATGTCTCACGAAAACGACACTTAGATAGTCGGAAGCGGATTGTCCACATATATCTAACCTTTTTACCATTGGGAAGTGGAATTACCACTGTTCCTCCACCGTCTTTCGAGGATGAAGTGGTAGTTAGATCTTTAGGAGGTCCCCGCTACGAGGTGTATCGCTAATAGATGCTCTCTATTAACTAGCATGGACATTGACTTCCATACTTTTGCCCCCCATTGCTTGGTTAAGGGGCAGAGCCAGACCGTCGTTGCGGTTGAAGAAGAACTGCAGGGGCACGTACAGGACGGTCTCGTTGTGGGTCAGGGCGAGCTCGGTCAGCTCGGGGACATTGCCCACGAGCTTGTCGAAGCCACGCGCTTGGCCGACCTTGTTGGACAGGTCGGTCCAGATGTTGAACCAGTCGGTGTACAGCTTGTCAATCTTGGTGCCGCCGATGTTCAGCTCGACGGACTGGATGAGGGCATGGCCCACCTTGTGCACCCACGCCCAGGGGGCGGCGCCGGTAGCAGCAGGCAGGGTCACGCGCAGGTAGGTGTTGGTGACCAGGTCACCGTTACGCTGCAGAGTCACAGTGGCTTTGCGACCGAAGCCGTAGTTACCACTGAAGATCTGCTCGATAGACTCGACAGCGAAGTTAGTGTGACGTCTGTAGACGCAGTTAACCTGATTAGTTTCCTAATCAGCCGGACTATATCTTAAGGGGGAATATGATATCCCCCCCACCACCGTTTAGTCTCTGAACCTTGATCATAGGCTTGAAGCCCTTAGACCCTTGGCTGCGGATTGTCCATTTCTATACCAGGGTCGATTGGTATCTCATATTCAAGCTTGTTACTTTAAGCTACGCTTAAACTAATGCTTTTGGCGTTACTTTTCCAGAGTTTGTTTATCTCTGCCACTATAATGTTTCCACTATAGCTTAGTACTTGAATCTTTAGGAGGTTCCCGCAATTTGATGATGTCGCAATTAGTATTATACTAATCACTAGCAACTACCTTTAATAGTTACTAAAGCCAGTCTCTACTAGATGAAGATATCAAAACGATATCCCGTCACACTGTTCTAGTAGTTAGAAAAACTTTAAAGAATGTGATTTGCACACACTTACAATTTCTTGTAAGATTTGACTATACCTTAAGGGGGATACATATTTAAACATATGATATCCCCCCCAGTGCCGTCTAGTCGATGAACTTTATTCCAAACTATTGGAATCTTAGCTGCGGATTGTCCATTTTTGATTTTATTTAAATCTTTATCTATCAAATTATTACCGTACCTCAGTTCCTTTCTCTGAGCCAGGATTAGGTTACCCATAACCCCTTGGTATTGATAGCTTTAGGAGGTTCCCGCAATTTGACACTGTCGCTGGGATATACATCCCAACTAGCAGCTGTGTTCCATGTGATTCGGGTTAAGAAACCACATGCGAGGAATCACTAACAGGTTTGTCCGATGATGCATCCACACTCTCATCGGCAGGCCACTTTTCATCCCCAAATCAAGGATTACCAGTTCACCTGGTTCCCATACTTTCATATGGGGGTGGACTATATCTTAAGGGGGGATACATATTACTATATAGTATCCTCCCCCCATCTCCTTATAGTCTCTGAACCTTGGTCATAGGCTTGCGCCCTTAGACCCTTGGCTGCGGATTACCCAATCTCATACATTTTTACCGTATCTGAGTTTTTCTCTCAGCCAGGGTATTCTTTCGATATACCCCTTAGTAGTATGAGCTCTAAGGGACTTCCCGCAATTTGAAGATGTCGCAGGGATTGATTACATCCCTACTAGCGGTCGTGAAACATAACAATTGGTGGGTTTTTGTCATGGTGACATCACTAACTGGTTTATCCTTGGTTTATGTCACTTTCCCAAGGCAGACCACTTTTCAACCCAACTATTTTAGGTAAACATCCTGCGATGTTCGATATGGTTTCCCATACCGCTTGACTATATCTTAAGATCTCTCTGGATACTGATAAATCCTTCATTGAGACCCGATCACCGTTTAGTCGATGAACTTCATTCCTACACTCTATCAGTTTTTATCAAGTATAGGAACTTAGCTGCCGATTGCCCATTGTTGCATCCATTGAGTTTTTACTCTCTCAGTTCATTACTCTGAGCCACTAGATGTATTACTACTCTAGCTTAGTATCAATGGCTTTAGGGGGTTCCGGCAATTTGATGATCTTGCCTATGGTTCTCAGACCATTTTAGACTAGCGGGTTACATAAAATAGAATGGTGTTGTACTTCTATTTCTTGAATTTTACACAGGTTTTCCGTTAGTGGTGAATTCAAGAACCACTACGGCTGCCCACTGTTGATGCCCAGTATGTTAAGCACCGTACGCGACCAATTTCTCTCACAGTTTTCACTGCAAGTTGGACTATACCTTAAGCCTTCTTTGAGATTGGGAAATCTCTCCAGCCCACCCATTATAGTCTCTGAACCTTCATCTTCTATGTTCCATCCCTGAATATATACATAAAAGATGCTTGGCTGCGGATTGTCCAATCTTCAACGTTTTTACTTTAAATTCCCCTAGGTCATTACCCCGGGCATTGGTCACATCACTATGACCAAGAAGTAGTTGAAGCTCTAAGGAGGTTCCCGCAATTTAAGGGTGTTGCTTCTGATTACGCAATCAGAAACTAGCCGATAATATAGGATAACGAGGGTGCATCATTATCCCCATACACTTTCACTGTTTCCCCGATATGGTACGCTTGCCCTGCGTACAAGGCGTATGCACAAGCGTGTAATTGTATGGAACCATATCAGCAGTCGACTGTTCAACTCCGTCGAAGTTGCATAAGCGTTATACCCAGATAAATTAACATTTATCCCTTGTACTTCGAGTAATTAATCCTAAAACCTATTGAGTTAATTCCCTAAGGTACAAGCACGGTCTCCCGTGGGACAGACTATATCTTAAGAGGAATATACCCCCCACTTCCTTTTAGTCGTTGAACCTTGATCATAGGATTCTTAAAAAGAAATCCCTTAGACCCTTGGCTGCGGATTGTCCCTATTTCTGGTCTTTTTACTCAGAATGCAATTAACATTCTCCATCATATAGTTTCCCATATAACTTAGTAACCAAAACTTATCAGGAGTTCCCCGCAATTTGAAAGTGTCGCCTGAATAGGTACAGACTAGCCATGGGTTGTTCCATGACTGTGGCCTCAATGACCACCACCCATTGTAAGATATATACTTTACATCAGAAAAAAAATTCAGAAAAAACGCTAATTAATGTCCTATATATATATATATATACTATCACTTATAAACATTATATAACTCTGAACTACTTGCAAAAATAATACATGGATAGCTATATAGTCTAATAGAATCTATTAGTTTATTCATCCAGTTATCTTTGTCGAAGAAAACATCTTTTTGTAATAATCTAATTACTGAATATCCGTTTTGATTGGCTATGTCCATTTTAAGTTTGTCTCTTTCTTGTGTATCTTGAACATTTCCCCAATTTGATACTTGCTTAAAATGTTGCTCTCCATCCAACTCTATGATTATTTTCATATGTTTAATAACAAAATCATATTTATAAAATCGATTGGTTTTGCTATTTTTTCCCCAATCAAATGTTCCTTCGCGAATTACATCATAATTTGACTTATTTAACCAATTGTATAGTTTCAACTCTGTTTTGTGCTTACAATAAGGACACCATGTTTTTGAACTTGTTATACTATTCAAACTAGATGTAAACTCATGCTTGCACTTATCACAATTAAAAATGAACTTCTTATCACTTCCTTTGAATACAGCTCTTGAATTCATCTCATTTTTTTCAGACCAAAATCTAGATAAATAATTACTTGCAAAAGATTTATTAAAACATATATCACAGTCTTTATTCATACAAAGTTTCTTATTAGTACAATAACTACACCATTTTCCATTATTACATATTTCATCTACTCTAATGAAAAACTCATGATTGCATTCTATACAATCAAAAATGTATTTCTGTGAAGTTTGTTTAAAAATTTGTCTTGGTTTTGCTTCATTTTTGTTTGACCAAAAAGCACTTTGAGGATGAGATGCAAATGATTTATTATAGCAGCACACACAGTCTACTTTATGACATAATTTGTTTCTGCTGCAATAAGGACACCACGATCCCCTTGTTATATGACTTAACATAGATTTAAAATTATGATTACATATATTGCATAGAAATTCAAATTTTCTGTTAGTCATTTTAGGTACATTTCTTGGTCGTATTGAATTACTTTTAGACCAATATATGGACTTTTCATGACTTGCAAATGATTTTTGAAAGCACAATTGACAAGAAGACAAATTACAAAGAGATTTGGGACAACTCATTCTTTGTTTTTAAAATAAGTCATATTTTTATATGGTCAAGTAATTAATAATATTATATACAGTATTTCAGAAAAAACGCTAATTAACATCCTATATATTAATTCAATATATAGCATATCTAAGCATAAACACTAATTATGCCTTCACTAATGAACAACACATATCTTATGGTATTTTCTGCCCTGTGAAGCAAAACTATAGATGAAAGCGGCCAGTCCGCTGGTGGCACCCCTACATTCTCCGTTAGGAGGACGCAACCCTGGTGGTCTCCGTTAGGAGGACGGCACCCTGATGGTCTCCGTTAGGAGGACGGCACCCTGATGGTCTCCGTTAGGAGGACGGCACCCTGATGGTCTCCGTTAGGAGGACGCAACGCCGCACTCGCCGTACACTGCCCGGGCGACGGTCTCACGCAGTGCGCGGGACAGGAAGTTCCAGTGCTTGGTGCCGTCGGCGAACTGCATCAGCTCGGCGCCCATGTCGTTGTCCACCATGAAGGCGGAGATCGACCCGGACCGCGCGAAGTCACGCACAACCTCCTCGGTGGAGAAGTCGTTGGACATGCCGCGGCACATCAACGAGCCCATCACCCCCATGGCACCCCTGAAATAGGGCACCATGCACTCTTCCTTGTCGGTCTGAAGGAGGATCTCGAACATGCCCCAGTTGAAGCTGTTGAGCGGGGTGGTGATCTTGTCCTCCAGGCAGCGCCGGATGCACTCGGTCGGGAAGCCCCTGTCCCACATGCACCCGCAGGCGAGGATGACCAGGCGGGTCTGCAGGCTGCGGTCCTTGTACTCGGTCAAGTACGTGGGGGCCGCGTCCATACCATACATCGCCCAGTTCTCGTCCAGCGGGTTGTAGAACTCGACGACCACGTTGGTCCACCCCTCCTTGAGGTGCAGCTGGGCGTTCTTCAGGTCAAAAGCCTCGCGACACCAGCTGTAGGACCCCAACACGATGTCGTCCTCGTCGCACTGGCCATGGTCGATCTCTTCCACGCCCGGATAGGCGGGGTCGATGAAGGTGACCTTGACCTTGGCGTCGCGGGCAGCCCGCATCTCGGCAGCAAACCGCAACACTTCGCGGATGTCAGCCTGGAGCGGGTTGTTCCAGCGCATCGGGACGGGACCCAAGTCCAACCGGGGCGCAGCTGCGCCCACGATGATCAGGTGGAGATTCATGCCGGAGCAGACAGGCAGAGCTATTGGCAGCGTTCAGCAGGAAGTCAGAAAGCGAGATGTGAGAGCGTGCAACGGTTTCTGAAGGCGGTACAGATAATGGATTAGCCATTGATATTTTTTTTCAATTTTTATTAATGCTCTTATTGAGCATTAATAAAAAGGGTGGGGGTTGAAAACCCCTTCAATTTTTCTGCAGCCTGCAAGGCTAAAGTTAATTGCAAGGAAACGTGCTTCAATTTATTTTTACAAAGGTATTAAAGCAAGGAAACCGCCGCTTCCAGCCTGTGGACAACTGCACGCCGTCCATCCACAGAATCGACATCAATACCGTCTCCATACCTGTCTGCATTATTATGTTCTTTAGTGCAATCATTTTGTCAAACTGAATACCGTCCTTTAACACAACCTCCCGAATGGAAGCCGTAAAGTCATCTACAACGCGTCCATCAGCTGCACACTCTAATTGAAGCCTTAACTTTTGGCACAACAAGGCGTTCATGTGGCGTTGCATGCTGTTTGTGTAATCCATGTTTAGAAAATCGTCCAGAGACACATCTGGTACAAAATACTTGACTCCATGTACCCACAAAACATTTAGCGACAAGTCATACAAATTACCTGTACAGTTCACGTTATGGTTATAATAGCAACGTTCAATCAACAAACGGCACTTTACCAACTGGTCCAGGACATCATCTTCATCTTCCGCACCGTTGATGTAGTTAAGAGCCACCTCAATGTCCTCTAAGACGTCATCCCGTACTTCTTTGGTAAAGGTACAGAAGGTGGCCTCGAGAAGGCGGAGAAAGTCACAGCTCATCTTGGTTATGTGTCATGATTGATATGTGTTACTATTATACTTTTCATTTTTTTATGGTTTGATAATATATGATTTGTGTTCAAAACCTGTTTAAATTTTTTACAGTATGGGCTTCCATTGCACATGTGTTGTACTATTACGGCTACTTCTACAATACATTTATGTTGGCCGTTATGGTGGCAATCGGGGCAGAAATCATAAATTACACCATTAATGAACAACTGACGCCCCTGCTTTTCCTCCTTCAGGTGATTGCCCACTACACTCCCTTTCTACTGTTCATTGGCAAACCGGAGGTGTACGATTGGCGTGCCGTCCTCACAATCCTGCTATCATACCTAGTCTACCATAAATTCGACATATGCAAAATTAAAACCATATACCAACGCCCGAAAGATGCACTGAGTTGTTAAACACCTTGTTGTTAAACACCTTGTTGTTAAACACCATATAAAGAAATTAACATGGAAGTCTATATATATGGAGTCCAATGCGAACAGCACTCTTCAGTCTTCTTTGAAGCACAAAAATATCAAGTACTCATCTTTCTGCAACAACATCATCAATAAATCGTTGATTGTTCATGGTACATTAGATAGCAAACACCAAGACAAGATCAAGGAGTTTGAGAAGAAAGAGAAAAACTTGAACAAGTGCAAGGGCAAGCTGAATAAGCTGAAGCAACAGTACGACGATATCACGGAGTACACCATAGACAACATCAGCAAACGAGCCCAACTAAAGGAATCGATTCGAGACCTAGAGAGAGATATTGCAAAGATGGAGAGTTGCGAGGATGAGTTAGAGTACTTTGACAACACGCTCGACATAATCGAACAATATTACAACAACGACACGGACACTAAATCGGACCTGTTTGACAACTACCTCAAAGTGACCCAAAAGATTCACCTCAACACCAAGAAGATCAACAGCATGCCTCTATGTGAATTTTGTAGGGTCGAAAAAACCCTGCATTTACAGGAGGGCATGTTGGTGTGCACCCACTGCGGCCACTCCGAGTTCATTGCGGTGGAATCGGACAAGCCCAACTACAAAGAGCCCATCATCGAATCGAAACCCAATGGCTACAAGCGGATGAACCACTTTAGCGAGCTCCTGAACCAGTTCCAGGGCAAAGAATCCACGGAGATACCCAACGAGATATTTCAACAAATCATCAACGAACTGAAAAAACTTCGAATCACCGATCTGTCTACCCTTAATAACGACACACTACGGGCCATCCTGAAGAAACTCGATTTAAACTCGTATTATGAACACATACCCTACATCATCAACAAACTGAATGGCTTGCCGCCTCCCACGCTCACCCGCGAGTTAGAGGACAAGCTAAGACAGCTCTTCAAGGAGGTACAGGAACCCTTCAAGATGTTCAAGCCTCCAAACAGAAAAAACTTCATCAACAACAACTATGTGTTCCACAAACTGTTCGAACTCCTTGGGTACGACGAGTTCCTACCGTATTTCAGCTACCTGAAAAGCCGTGAGAAGTTGCAGGAACATGACGAACTGTGGAAAAAAATATGCGAATACAATAGATGGGAATATCATTCTAGTTTATAGTTTATAAATAATCTATGTCGATTAATTATAAATATGGCTGGTGGACTGCTGCAAATTGTCTCGGCGGGTAAAGAGGACATCTTCCTGACCATTGATCCTCAGATTACCTTTTTTAAGACCGTCTATTTGAAATACAGCAACTTTGCTATCGAGACCGTAGAGGAGCAGTTTGATGGGTTCTGTAATTTTGGAGAGGAGGTGGTGTGCAATTTGTCCAAGATCGGTGACCTTATCCATACCTGTTACGTCAAGATACAACTCCCTAAGGTGCTCATCCAAAGGTTGAACCCACCAAGTACCCCCGATCCAATATCCACTCTCACCCTGTCAAATTTCAATACATATTCAAAACCCTTGTTCAGTCTGTGGCGGAAACTGTATGCAAACATTTCGAGTTCCTCCTCCAACTACAACACGGTGAAGAACATTGTGGACACCTTTGTGTCGTCCGATGAATACCAATCTTACAGCCCCTACAAAAACCAGTTTCGATCCGTTCAGCATAATGCAACAAATAGTATGTATAATTTCGACTTGGTTGAACTCTTTGATGTCAACTACCGAAACAGCACTTTCAGCAATTCTGTCTACGATCCCATCGACACACAAAACTTCAAGACCAGCTTTCTCCGGTTCCTATTGACTATAAAACACAAAGCGATTTCCTACAAACAACAACTCGTTGAAGCTACACAGGAAGCAACAAAAACCAACAAGATTGAGTATAATAATTATTACAGGTTTGCATGGGTCAGACAAATTGGGTTGCGACTCATTGAAAAGATTACTTTCGAGTTAGGTGGACAGGTTATCGATTCGATAACTTCCGACATGTTGAACATATGGAATCAAGTGACCGTCAAAGAGGAGCATTTAAGCAGGTTCAATCAGATGGTGGGCAATGTGGATATCTTGACCAGCTATACCTCCGACGAACATCCGATGTACACTCTTTACATACCCATACCATTTTGGTTTTCTAGACATCATGGGGCGGCATTACCGTGTGTGGCACTGAGGTATCATGACGTCCAAATCAGCGTCAAATTCAAGGACATCAACGATTGTTGTTTCTTCGAACCCTATGAAGAAGCCCTGGTGGACGACGTGAATCTCGCGGAACAAGTCAAACTTATGGGCGCTTCCCTCCTCATAGACTACGTTTACCTGGACATCGACGAGAAGAACAAATACGGGAACAGCCACCTCGAGTACCTCATTGAGCAACATCAGTACCTGCAATTTAGTGACATTGCGATTAAGAGCTTCAATACCAGTCTGACCTTTGTGAATCCGGTCAAGGAATTGTTTTGGGTGGCGCAGTTGGAGAGCAATGTGCGCAGGTACAAGGCGTGGGATCGATACTACGACGTAAACATGAGTAGAATACTTGGATTCATGTTCGACCAATCGGAAAACCTGGTGCGCGTGTCGGTGCAACAGTACGATGTCCAGGCGGGTGATCACATCCAGATCTCCAAGTCCAAGTACTTTAATGGTTTGTACCCTATCCTTTCCTTTGATGTAGACGCTAATGGCATGACGTCGAGCATCTACATTCGGAAGACGCCCAGTCGGTACATCCAGTACACTTTTATTCCCGACGGGTTTGGGTATTGCGAGATCATAAAACAGGATAATGCCAACATGGAGACCATGCAGTTGATTGCAAACGGCATTGACATGACGCCCAAGTGTGATCCCTCCTTTTTCAATTCTGTGATGGCACATAAGAGACACACGCGCTCGCCGGACGACAGCGGCATCTACATGTATGCCTACGCGATGCACCCCGAGCTGTTCCAACCGACGGGCTCCAGCAACATGTCTTTATTCAGTTCCAATGATATTTACTTTAAAACAAAAGACGCGCTCATCAATCGCATTAAGAAAACAAAAGACAGAATGGTGGTCAAGGTTTTTGCAAGGAGCATCAACATATTGTCCATCAACAAGGGCATCAGCTACTTGGAATTCAGCGCGTAAGAGAGCATAAAGACTAAAATATTTTTATTGGTATTTATTAATATGTCGGGAGGTGGTATTATACAGTTAGAAACATACGGTATAGAGGACAAACCCCTCATTTCAAACCCAGAGATAACCCACTTCAAGGAAAAGTATCGACAACACTCTCTTTTTTCGTGCCAGGAGATTGAATCCAAGTTCAAGGGGAAACCATCATTCGGTTCCATCGCGGAATGCAACATTACATCCGCTGGCGACCTATTGCAAGAGACCACCCTATGTGTGGACCTGCCGTCCGTTTCCGTCGAGTACCCGCACACCGTCCAGGAGGAGCTAGATGACATCGTCAATCAACAAAACTTCACCCTCTCTCCTATGCATTACCGCTATATCAAGGAGAGAATCGATGAACTGCAAAACCCCAAGGTGTTCACGGTGCCCATATCCGAGTCTCTCGTGGCGAAAACCTATCCATGGCTCGATGGCGATGGAACTCTGATGGAATCTACCCAACAAGTGAACACATGGTCCGAGAGTGTGTGGCAGGTGCCAGACATATCTAGCAATGACGGGCTCACCCAACAACTTATTTCTATCTCTTATGATCGGACTGCTCCCTCTCAACAAGACGTCATCGAGAGGCTGTACTATCCACTGAATGCACAGTACATTCTTCACGCCCTGCAAAAAGTGACCGTAGATGGAAACCTCAGCAATTCTAATACTCTATACAACACATTCGTCCAGCGTATCAAGGACTACATCATTCGATCCCAAGAATTTAAACTCGTGAAATACATCGAGGATCGCAACTCCATCAAGTTGAACTTCACCGATGTCCTTTACAACAAAAACGTTCTGGTCAACATCGGGTTTCCTCTCCAAACGAAAATGGAACTGGAACCCTTATTGTACTGTTATTCCAAACAAAACAACACCTACAAGCTAAAATCCATCTTAAACAAGAAGACTTCGATGTACTCCAACAATGGGTACACTATTAACACCGAAGTGTTTGCCAATAATTATACGTTGATAGAGGACGACTTGATTGATTCCACAGTGCCGTCCAATGTGTACTTTATCGGGACGAGGAAGGAGATCACGAATTCGTTGGACTTACAACAGATCGCATCCATTCGTTACGTAGCACGACGAACGGTAGCATCTGTTAGCACTGCGACGAGTATCAACTGGGACATAGCCTACACGACGGATCCATCCAAAGCTCTGGAATGGGAAATAGATGTGGCAGAACCGGTGAGGGACATTTATCCAATCTGGGACACCAGCGGTAATTATGGCATTGATGTTAATATTGCTAACAACTACATTGGATTGTCTTCCACACAGATTGAAAGCAACATCAATAAATACCTCATCTACGTGTATGCCAGTTCGAGTCCCGAGGAACAGGACGTCGTGAACAGACAGGGAATGTACGCAACGGACGACAACCAAACAAAGTATATTGTCGACGTGAGCAACAACTACTTCCAGGTGAAAAACTTCATATTGCAACCAACCGTGAACGATAAGGTGTTCAACTACGTCCCCGTCATCTATAACGACAACAACTCGTATGCCGTCAACTACAATACAAAGTGTTATCTCGATTCAAGTGGTAACGTTCGCACATTCGATCTTGTCAATAATGACTACAAGATCGGCACCACCGTGGTTAACCTGCTCAACTACAAAATAGCCTTTGTGATTGACCTCTTCAAGTCTACCAATACCACACCTCCCTCCATCCAAACCCTTTTTGATCTAAGTAACAACTACATTCCCGTATTGAACCTCTACGACAACGCACGATACATTTATCGGGGCAAGTACTACAACTACACAAACATGTACTATAGAAATTACAATGCACCTACACCTCCTAGAATTCCATTAGATGGTCTCCCTTACCAAAGTCCATTGTGTGTTTTCTATGTGCAAACCGTGATAGGCACTAAATTGTATGTCCGAAAACTTGTGGAACAAGACATTAGCATGGAAGACATGATCCTGATGGGCAACCAACTTCGCATTGTGAATACATCCACCAACACCACCGATTTTTTGGTGTACGGAGCATCCATCTTCCAAGCCTCCGAGGTGAACGGTTATGATGTGACTTCCAATTTGTACACCCTGAATAACCAGAATGTCACCAGAAACATCTTAGAATATTACTGGGTGGATAACTACAATCTGATCGACCCCAACGGCATCAACACCTTTGTCACGCAAGAGTACTGGTCCGACGAACCCATACCCTATGAGATAACCATATCTGACGACAACGTAATGACGAAACAAATGGTGCCACTGTCAACCGTGGAATTGAAACAAATCAACTACGATGTGTACAACACCTTTAATTTTGTGCGCGATAACGTTAACAAGCGAGACATAACAGACGGCGAAAAATTCAATGAAGTGATCATCGAATGTGGCAACACCGTCAAAAACAACTTGGTGTACCTCAAGAATGTGATCACATCTCTGTTGAAGCCCGACACGTTTCTATCGCAGTACGTCAAGACGGACCGAACGGGACAAATCATATTGCAGCCCTTCTTCGTGACCGAACACTACACCACATTCACAGAGTCCATATTGGGAACTACCATCAATAATAATAGTTTAATCTATACGTCTTTATTACAAAAAGTGAAACAATTTACCGACATTATTGATTTGAACTTCATTCAGATGATCAAAGAAATTCAATACAATCAATCGTCAATCATTTCCGTCCTCAACACGGATTATCTTTTTGGTGTTAAATTTACCACCACAATTCCGCTATCCACGACAGTGTCTATTGGATTTTATCCTTACTCAAACATGACCTTTGATTGGAGTTTCTTTGACGAGGACGTATCCTCTAATTTCATATTTAATGAGTTGGGGGTCTATCAAGTAGATGCCACCAGTTACATCGCTTACGTGTATAAAACGGAAGACCTTCATCGGTTGTTACAGTTGAGCCTAACGAGTTTCCATATATTGATGATTGGCGACACACAAATTAACGATTGGGAGTTGGTGTTTGGGGAGTCGGTAAGTAAGAGCGGGGTGCCTCGTCGCGACATGCCGATGAATGACCACTACGTCGTCAACGACATCATCCAACATTTTTACAAAACCGTCATGGACAAGATAATTCACAAGCTAGACAACAATCCTATTGTTACTTTTACGGACGTACTGACGGATTACTTTAAGACGTACCTGCGCGACCGTTTCTGGCACATTATCCAGGACGTGAGGGCCAACATGGACCACGCCTTCAGTATGTTTACGGCGACCGACGCATATCCCAACATGTACATTGTCAATTGCATGTCGAACTTCTTTGATGGACGCATTCTCGTCAACATAGTGACGGACATCATCAACAAATACTTTAATGATCACATTCGACCCCTATGTATCACATATCTGGATGGAAAGACAATCGGCGACAACCGTTTTTATGTGGTTGAAAACGATATTACCTACCGTCCAGATTACAACGACACCGAACTCGGTAGTTTATCCAATATGGAGCTGCTGCAATGGGTCTTGTATTACACGACCGCAGACGAGACCGTCTTCACCAACTTTACCTACGACCATATATTGTCGAACACTTTTGGGGATGCAAACGGAGATATCAAACGAAACACATTGCGGTTATTAAACACTCTGATCGTTGTTCTCAACGGCGAGGTGGTGTCCCAGAGTGTAAACGGCGTGGTCACAAATTATACCCTAGGAGTGAACAACGATGTGTTCGGATCCAGTATTCAGTTAAGCAACGGAACCGTTAATGACATTTTGATTAACTACGTTAACCAGGTACTGAACAACTACATAGAAAACTACGAATATTCGTACATCATGAATTACTTTAGCAAGTTTAAGCACCAGTATGTGACCTTCTTTACGGATTTCTTAAACACAACAAACACTATTGGACTCACTACTTATGAATCCTTCAACAATATCCAAAAAATGATCAGCTTCGAGATGTCGGATTACGTCAAACAACTGGATTACCCACGATTGAACACTTCTTACGACAGGACAAAGGATTTTATCGTGTACAATGACTCTACGGTCAACGATAGGAACTACTTCTTTGGCTATGAATTGCAGTTCCGCAGTAAAGTAATAAAGTACATCGACTACTTCATCACCAAAAAAGCCCAGGAGATAAACTTGTATTTTTCGCACAAAAACCTGCTGGAATTGGAGAACATCAGCGAAAGCGAGGTTATTGCCAAATGGAAGACCGATTTTTTCTCCATCAAGTCCATCGCATCGAGTTACGAGTTTAAACCGGCGCTAGAATGGTACATATTCAATACCATATCTTTTGATAACCTGGGAACCTTTAATAACAACGGTCTTATCACGTTCACTGGCACCTACAACTATCGATTTGTGCCGATATGTGTGAGAAACACGCGAAACCAGTTCACCTCCATCATTAACAGAGGCTACTTTTTTGATTCCACGCAGTACGGTAACGTGTATGCGAAATACAACTATGATGTTTTCTCCAACACGTACAAAATATTCAGGCACTCTACAGGACGTCTGGTGGATGTGTCGGGTGGCTTTTACGACTTGGACCTGTCGGATAACTATGTAATAGACCTTTCCAACAACTTGTTTACTGTATCTGCAACAGGAACAACTAGATACTTTATAAGCAATGACATAATGTTTGGCCTTGAACCGACGCGTTATGTTGTGGACGCGAGCGGGAACTATTATGACCCGAGCGGGAATCCAGATGCGAGCGGGAACATTCCACGTTTCCTGAAGATCACCCCCTCGGACGTGAGCGGCGGGGCTCCTGAGTATGAGAGACAAAATGTGGAGTATATCAAACTGGGAAACCTTTTTTACAACAAGATAGACTTCGCCAATAACATCATAATGCCATCGTATGTAACGCAATCGGGGTACTTGTATGTGATCCTGTTACCAATATACACAAGGGTACGTAATTACTATCTGTACAACGGTGGTATATATGAGATGAGCCATCAGATGATAGACATTACGAATAATCGTTTTACGGACCCTTCCACAAATGAAACGCTCATCATTGACGTGAATTCCATTAAGGACCTATCCAACAACATCGTCATGCGCATCGACACCGATTGCTTTGTGGATTTAGATGGCACCATTCGTTTTGTGTACGGACTCAACAAATCAAAGCTGTTCAGGGTTATCTCTCAGAAGTACATCGTGAACGACATGCTTATAGTGGAAACCGGGGAATTGCTGTTTTACCAATCCGTCATCAACCCCTTTACTAGACAGATCGTGTATCATTTTGGGTCCGTTCCCGATGAGCAATGGTTAAATAGCAACACGATCGGGACCGTTCCTATCGAGCAATTGTCTAACAGCAATCTAACCGTATCCATGCCCAGAACCCAGTTTCAACCGAAACAGGTAGATGCTTCGTTCAACCTGGACATAAGTTTAAACTTTGTAAAGGACATCATATCGGAGCTGTTTATTGCCCCACAGACGGTGGCAAAACTAAACTGGAATTTAAATGATACCATATCTAACATCGAGTACCGTATTCCCATTTTGCTAAACCTGTTGATAAAGAATTCTATGTTTCCGCCGGAGCAATCATGGGAGCAGTACATGATGGTATCCACCTGGAATGCATCTATACGGATATATGGCTTGACCGCAACGGACTTTATGTTGGGTACCACCAAAGCCAAGGAAATAGAGGAAAGTGTGGCAAACTATAACGGTCGAGTGAACAAGGAGCTAAGGGCGTTATTCTGGAACGTCACGCTGCAGAAATTCGGACGTGACACCTTCCGTGCCAGTGACGAAATACAAGTAGTACCTTATGTGTACAACTATTATCACGTCGGTGATATAAGTTCTAATAGTCTTGACACAATCAGCTTTGACATGGTGACCTACATAGAGGCTCTGGTTAAGGTGTACGACGATATTCCGGACAAGTCGCTATTGAAGCAACAAACGGATGACCTGTTACAGATCAAACAAAAGAAACTTAATGAGCTATATAACAGTTTGCCCACAGATTTGGTGGATAACACAACCGAGACGGTGAATGGTAGAACTTATACGTACAATAACGTGTGGCAACTGCAGGATGAGTTTATTTCAATAAAGAATGAAATCCCAAGCTACATCACAGACCTGCCTTTTGGATTCGCTTATGACTTTTCCGACAACAAGATCAGGTACACGGCTAACTTTGATGAGGGGCGGATGATCATATCCAACCTATATTTCAAGTGGAACCGGTACTTGGAGAAGGAGTACATGCCGGAGCTGGTGAACCGCTATATCGTATCGCGTCCGGTGCTCCCGGTGACCTCCAACGACTACCTCAACCAGAACGCCCTGAGGTTCACCACACAATTTGACGACTTGCAGGGAGACTTTTTGCAGTTCATCAATCTGGGACTTTTACAACGGGAGGCGTATTACGGTATAAGGCAATACATGAAAAACGGCGAGGGGGCGTATCTGTACGCAATGTTTATAGATAATTTGGACCTCATTAACAGCAACGACTACATCATAGCGAGAAAAGACAGCTACCCCTTTGGACCGCTCTTTGTGGACTTTGCGTACGGCCTTCAATTGCAGGGTACCACATACAAGATCATTAAAGTATTAAAGGACCCGATATTTGTCTTTGATCCCCGGGCCAATTACACAATAGAGGGACCCCAGAAACGTCAAAGCGTCATCAATACAGTTACGAACAAGGACTTGAAGAGCACGAGGATCAACAACATATTCCGCAATCTTTTTTATTTCTACCACACCTTTGCGAACAACAACCTGAGCGACCCATTGTACCTTATCATCACGATGTTGGGCGTGCAGCCCTTGATTGATTTCATAGAGAGGTTGCAAACGATTCCCTTCCTATCGACCACGGCAAATACCTTTAACACACTAATCGACAATCCGGAGTTGTTAGAAATGATCTTGACAAAGGACGCCAGCGGCAACTATGCGACATTAGAAAACCTGATTCGGTTCACGTATATCTTGACCACACCGGATCCGAGTGGGAACCTCATTCGTGCCATTAAAGACGACGTTTTCCAGAAACTGGTGTTCTTTTTGATCACCCTAGAGATTTCAAATTCTGGCATCTTCAATGACGTATCTCTTAACACCATCATTCCCCAGCTCTTTCCCAACATCGCTAACTTGTCATCCCTGTTGTCCAGCAACCCCAATTGGATAAACTACATTTTGGATCCGTCTAACAATCTGTTTGATATCAATGGACTATTGTCAGATCCATCTTTGAACCTTATTCAAGAGTTTTTGGACCCTTCCAACAATCTTATTAACATTGAAACACTAATAGGTACTTTTCCAGGAATCATTACATACGTCATCGAAAGTGGGTTCATCGATGTCGCGCAAACCATAACTGATCACCCCGAACTCATAGGATCCTTCTTGAACAACAACTATATCAACATCTTCAATCTACTGACACAATATCCACAACTAGTCAACACGATCCTATCAAATGGCTTCATCAACCTGACAACCCTCATCGGAAACAACCCTCAGCTGGTCACCAGTTTCATTGCCAATGGGTATATCAATATAATGTATCTCATCACGACGTTTCCCCTGTTGATACAATACATATCGATGAATATCAACACAGAAATAGTTACATTCATAGGGAACAACCCAGAGTTTTCGAGTAGTTTGATTACGAATGGGGTGTTGTACACGAACTACCCGGCAGTAACGAATCAGTTGAACCTCGATCTGTCCAACAATGCCATGATCATATACGATCCCAGTTGGAATGGGGTGTACACAGCCATCAACAATGTTTCTGGGTATGGGTTCACGGATGTGTCACTAAATA